ATTTTAAATAAATTTGTTTGTTCTGTTAAACTAAACTGTGCCATTTAAGGCCTCCTTTTATGTTCTTCCATAAATACCTAGATCATCGAATGTTTCAAACTCGTCGCTATCCTTCGCCTTAGAGGAAGATGATCCATATTCGCTCTTATCCTCGTAAGCAACTTTTTTATTAAGTTGTTTTACCTGCTTCGGTGAACCCAACTCCGCCTCAATATTCCGTATGATTTCTTCGTCTGGGAGTTGCGGATTATCTCTTAGGTATCCAGCAAGTTGCAGTACGAGTTCATCATCGTCGATTAGCGAAGAATCAACTGATTTCAGCAAACTTTCAGACCTCAAAACGGCAGGAAGGCTTATAGCGTAGGCGATTACTTGATCTGGGGTTAATTCATTTTCCTTATTCCCTAAGGAAACAAGGTCATTGTATGCCCCGACAAATGCATCTTCCGATACTCCGCTTGCTTCTCTTTGCCTTGTTACTTCGTCAATGAACTTTTCCGTTTCCAATTTCTCTTTAAGAGATGTTCGAGAAATTTCCTGTCTCTCTTTGAGATAAGCATTTTCTTTCTCTAGGAAATACTTTGCTCTCTCAACTTCGTCCATTCCTTGTAACATATCAAGTTCATCAAGTTGCTTTTCAAGCACCTTCTTATTAAATTCATAACGGTTTCGACCAGTCAGGTCAAGTAGATAATTTAATGCCTCTAACGGATTGGTGTCAGGATCATCAAGTAGTTTACCTATTTTACCAAAATGATCGGCTATTTCATTTCTTTCTTTTTGATAAGTTTCATATTCAGTCCTAAAGCTGGCTTCCTTCTGTTCGAACTCGGTGGCCTTAGCAATAACTTCCATTGCGGTTCCGTAGTTCTCTTTGATATCCGCCAAAGATACCATGTCGTATTTGTCCCCATTCTTGAGGCGAAGTTGCATATCTGGGTTAAGTTCATAAGAATCCTCCCCATCAACAGCTTTTATAGCTTTTTTAGAATAAATAGGAGCCTTAGGTTCTTCTGTGACTTCTTCTTTTTTTTCTTCTTTTTGTTCTTCTTTTGGTTTATTGGAATCGTCGGTCTGAGTCTCCAAGGAATCCGTATCCGGTTTTTGCTCATTTTTTGCCTGTGGAGTTTCGGTATTAACAGGAACTGGATTATCGAAGGTATCTATATTTCGATCTGTTCCCGTTGAGTCTGCCTGTATAGTTATTGGTTGTGCTTCAAAAATATCGTCTGCCATAAATCTCCTATTGTTGTTGTGGCGCTGGCCCCGCGTCTTCCATATTAGCTTCTGGTTGTCCTGCTGGTTGTCCTGGTTGTGGTGCTGCTCCTGCCCCTTCTGCTCCTCCTGGTACCCCTAACTGTTGTTGCATACCTTGATTCATCATCAAGGCCTCTGCCGGTTGAGGTTCTTGTGGGATGGTGAAGAATAGTGGGAAGGTATCAACCATCGACATTTTCTGGGCAAAGAATTGATTCCTTCTTGATCTCTCATACATTAACATTTCCAATGTTTTTACATAATGTTCAATCTTTTTTCTAATCTCAGGATTAGTTTTGTCCTTGTAGCTTCTCTCTTGCAAAGCTCGCAGGAAAATATCGTAGTAGGTGAGAAGGTCATCATATAGTTCAGGATCGGCAACCACTTCCCCTTCAAGCAAAGAATCTAGTGCCGACCTAGCTGCGGTTGCGGCTATGGTGGCCTGATCTTTATAGGCATCGTCTAGTCCTAGCTCTAGCATCTGAACTATCTCTGGCCGCTTAAATACAGGGTCATTCTGAGTTACAGCATTGAGGTCAATAATCGCAGAAATTTTTCCAGTTTTAGTATCAGGGAGAGAAGAAGTATTTTGAATTTTAATATCATAGACTTTCGAGAAGTTTGCATCTTTTAAGCTCTTTATTAAATAGGTGTTATCTTTTCCTAGAATATGAACTGTCCTGTTGTCTGATTCGTCATAATATTGTGCCATCAAACCAAGCATCATCCGATAAGTTTTCCTAATTCTCTCTTTTCTTTTGGCAGATCCGATAGCCCCTCTTTGAGATTCCTGTTCATCTAAGAATCTTAGGGCAGAGTTGGCGGTAATTCCCTTTGGTGGCTCACCTCTTGAGATATCGTAAACTCCTGCCATTTTGGTGATGTAGGCTTCCAATTTGTCTTGGTAGTTAAATATCTCCGCGCCAGTTGGATTTGCTTGCACTAATTGTGGTGGTCTAGGCCCTGCATATTCCACGATAACAAAATCATTATTTAAGGAGCTAACCGTACAGGCACCTTTAGGAACCATCCACTTAGGAGCAGATCCAATGCCATGATTCCGAGCAATGCCACTAGCAATATTATTAAAGTGTCTTTGCAGTTGTTCGATATTAGAAATAAAAGAACGGCCCCAAAGCTCACCATACACATCAATATCAGTATCAGGGACACAAGGTAGCTCGCCATGATCATAAGGGAAATCTCCTTCATATAAAATTGCATCTCTCACATACACTATGTAGGCACCTTCACAAACGTGAGAGGTCTTTCTGTGGTAATAGTGCTTGATACAAACGTAGTTTTGGTAATCCATTATTCTCGATGAATCGTAATCATAGTAAAAATCCATTTCTGGATCACTTGGCCTAATGTCTTTCTTTTTGTGTGGCCATCTTGCTTGGGCCTCCGATATATGCATCCACTCGATCCAGAACAGGTCATCCACATCCTTCCATTTTGTTTTGGTTGGCTGTGGAAAGACCCTGTCCGGACCCATTATGAATACGTCAACGTCGCCAACTCTTACTGGTTTATCGATATTTTTATTTGGAATATATTTCCCTGTCCCTTTGTCGATGACAGGAATCTTCACACCCTGATCTATTAGCTTTTGGTATGCTGGGTGGAATGGCCCTAATTCTTTGTTCCAAAGGACGAACGTAAAAGAATGACCAAATGTATAAGTAACTCTATCACCTTCAAGAAAAAGTCCATCTAAGTTTATCTCATCTGCCCTAGAATCTAGTAATAGTTTACACGATTTTGCATTGTTTATGTCAATTTGTGTGTTGGTCTGTGGGATTAAGGCTATGGCAACCTTATCCCTAGCTCTACTGGCGAGCTTGTTTTCTAGCATCTCATTGACGAAATTGATTACGGCCTTAGGTCGTCTTGATGACGATATAGCGCCTGAATCATATTGGTCGTTGTTAGTACGAGAAGCATCCTTGGTATCCATGTTAGACCATTGGATTCCTTTGAACAGATTCATGTACCGGCGATAAACACTCATTCTGGATTGGGACATTTTCACACGTGCATCGAATGCTAAATTCAACCATTCTAAATCTGTGGCAGGGTGTGGAGCTTGAGCGCCGGATGAACTGACTATCTTATCTCGCCTATATGCCCAAGGAGGAATTTGATCATAATCGCCTACTGATTCTGTGCTATTGAACTCGTCAAAACTGCTGCTTGCCATAAAACTCCTTACAGATGTTGTTCGTCATCAGCGTACATCTTTTTTAAGAACGCCTGGCCATCATCGGTCTTTCCGTCAGTTATAGGTACATACTGTATTTTGTGGGTGGACTTCGCCATCGCCCTAATCTCGATAAATGCCATTATTGCTAATGGTAGCGAAATTACGGAAAATATCAAAGAGCTAATAGCGATTAATTGGTGGATTAACATCAACGAATTCCTCCTTAATCCGGCGTATCTTAACTTCCTTGCTGGCCTCTACCACTACTGTAGTGGAGGAACCAACATGGCGTAAATATCGGATAGTTATTTCCTCCCCATCGGGAAGAACTAATTTAATATGATTATGGGGTCTGATTTGTACTGTAAGCTTGCCTTTCATTCGCTGCCCTACCAATAGTATTCACTTGTTATCATTTCAAACGGATCAAGGTCATCATCACCCCTGACATCTTGAGGTGTCAAGGGGAATCCCCTTTTATCTGTTCTATAAACTGGAATCTCGCCTTCTTCGGTAAAATAGTTGTCGGCGTTGAAGATATATCTTAGGCAATCGATAAGGTGGTCATTTTCTTTGGGGATTTTTCCCTTGTCGTCTTTCCGATAATTGGTTAATTCCCAATAAAGCATGGGGCATTTGTCGGAAATTATGAAATTCCCTTCCAACATAACCTGCTTAATCGAGGATAACTTTTCCTCTTTTTTTCGCAGATCTTTCACACAAGGCATGATGGCATCGTCAAATTCCATCACCACCTCAGTTTCAAACCAAGGTGCCGCATAGTCATATACTTTCATCCATGCTGAATCTGATATATTATAATTCCTCCAAATTTCCTGCGCTCTCTTATAGATTTCTTTCCCTGTTGTCTTGCTTTGATCTTTTTCGTAGATCTCGCCGATGGCATAAACCTTTTTGTTGTACTTGTTGATGGCAATCATAAGGACGCCAAAACAAGAAGTAGTACCAGGGTCAAAACACACATAATAATTAAAATGCTTAGGTTTTTCATTGATTACCGCCTTTATGTTTTCATCGGTGTCGATAAAGTTTTCCGTCATCATGGGGAAAATAAACTTAGCTCCACCTACTACAATATTGGCAAGATATTCTCTCTGCCAAATCTCAGGCTCACCCCTGGCAATTAGCGCTTGATGCTTATCCTCTAAAAAATCCCTAGAAATGTGTGGGTTCTTAGAGCTTGGCATTTTGTACCAAGCCTTTTTAGGAGCGCCTTTCCTACATTCATCTGCGAGTCTGCAATAAAGATTGTCGAAATTATCGGGTGGAGATCCTACTGCGAGCAAGGGTGCGGAGTGAGCGAGCAGGTTTGGTTCCATTACCTCGATGAAACTATCTTGAATATCTTTTAATTCGTCGAGTACGACGAAATGGGGATTGATACCGGCTACCGCCTCATAGTTATCAGCACCCTCCACCTTGATAAACGATCCATTCGCAAACGATAGCCGCAGATCCGAATTGTTTTCCTCAATCCCATACTTTGATCTTAAATCAGCAGGGAGAAAATGTTGAAGGGACTTATTTGCCCATACAATTTCTTTTGCCTGTTTTAAAAAGGGGGCGAAGTAGTAGCAGGATGATCCTGGGAAGGTCATGGCATATCGGTAGAGTGAGTACTTGCATAGCTCGGTCTTGCCCCATTTCCTTCCACATTGTACGAATACGAAGGAACATCCATCGTAGAAGATGGATTTCCCTACGATTATTTGTCCTGCATGGGGGACAAATGTCTCATGGAGATCTGATAGGACAGAAGCGTAGTATGCAAGTGATGTGTTCACATTGCCTGTGGCCCTGCATTGGCAATTTGTTGAGATGCCACCTCAGAAATTTCTTCCTGGGGTGGCGCTATTTTAATTTCTTTTTCTTTGCTCATTATTTTGCCTTTGGTGCAGCAGTTGTTGGTTGACAGTATAGTGGTGCTCTACATTTTTCTAGCATCTCTGCTTGGAATCTCATATCCACTTCCCGTACCATCATGGCTTCTTCGTGTAACGATAAACCTATTTCAAGTTCAATCTCTTTTCTAATCGCCGCTTTTCTCTGCTCAATTTCAAGTTGGTTCATATCGGTGGAGCAATTAAACAATCCCTTAACTTCGGTATCAAGTTCGGCGCTAACCGTTTCTTTCAATGCCTCTTTTTCATCTGCGGTCAACTTGGGGTTTTCTTTCAATGCAAGTTTTAGTGCTTCTGCAAATCTTTTTTCAAGTTCTGCTTCAATCTTAGCTTCATTGCCCGCTATTGGGGAATAGCTCAAGATTAACTCCCGACGGATTGCTAATCTCTTTTTCAAGATGTCCTGTTCCGCCTTTGTTTTCATCTTCTCGTCGATCATTGTCTTTAACTTCGCTTCCCTCTGTTCCTCTGTCTCCAGACAAAATGTGGTTATCGGTAGTGTCGCCATCTTTGTTTCCTCCATACATGGGATCGGACTTAATAATTGCAATAATCCTTTCCGGTTTTAGATTCATGTTTTTGACTATGTCGGTGGGCATCCCCATCTCAAGTCTTTGCATTTTATCTATTGTGCCTATTATAGCAGAAATATCTTTCAAGTCAGCAATAGATAAATCTTTCTTGGCATCAAGGCCCTCTAACCCACGCTGGAGTACAGACATGGCGGTAGCTTGAGCTTTAAGAAATATATGCCCCTTGTATTTTACAAACGATTTTACAGGAATCCTATCTCCTAGCAATTGTTTTTTCTTATACGCACATTCTGGTGATGTTCCGGTTTCATCTTCGCCAAATATTACCTGGCGAACTTTCTGTATTGGTAGCGCCAACTCATTGGCAATTTCCACGGCGGTTAAATCTTTTTTGTTATTGTATTGATCTGTAACCCCAGCTAGGTAGAGTTCTTCGATCATGGTGTCGGTGTCGGTACTCATTTTCTTTTTATAGGAACATTTACATATTTTTTCGGAGCTATATCTTCTCTCAGATTATTTTTCATAAAATTTTCTCTATATGCCTTTTGATTTTCGCTTAGATTGAAATAATTTGTACTTGGTATATCGTCTATATCTTTTTGCGATAAACCAAAGTTACTTCCTGATTTATATTCTTCCTTGTTCTTATCTTTTCCTTGAGTTACCCCAAGCCCAGAAGCTCCGCCGCCTCCACCGCCGCTACCAAATTTTCCCATATTATCTACAGGCCCTTCTTTGAGAGTTAGGGTGGATGCTAGTGTTCTGGATCTTTCCTTGGTTTTACTTTTCATTTCTTCCCCTGCGATTTCTGCAAATTCTTTTTCGCCTGCTCCCTATCTACTGCCTGTTCTTGTTCTTCATCAGTCAGGGTTTCCCCTTGTGGGATTAAACTGTAAAGACTTCTTATGGCAACAGCAACATCACTATCCATCAAATTGGTTGCCAGCTTTCTAGACCTTTCTTTGGTTTTATTGCTCGCCATATTGTGCCTTCTTCTTTTTATCAGCTTCAATCATCTTGGTATATTTGGCAGTAAGCTCATCTTTCAAACTAGTCTTGGGAGTTTCCTTTACCTTAGGCGCTACTGTCTTAGGTTTCCCACTAAGCAAATCATCAACCTCTTGATCTGTAGCGGTTGTGGGAATCACTCCCTGCATTTTCATATTATATTCACTCATTCCCGCCGCATCCGCCGCTTTTATCTTGCTGGCATCAGCGTCGCTAATCATAGCTATGGTTCGTTTTTTTGTCCTACTCATTTCTTATTCGTCCTATAATATCCATACGGCGCTGTCTCCGCCATGTAGCCTGCATTTAAACTCTCCACATTTTCCTTATCGTCTTGTGGTTGGAACATGGGCATCAGTTTTTTATCCCTAATCGTTTTCGATAACAGCTTGCTTATCTTTTTCAATTCTTCGTGAATTTCCTCTAGCGATCTCTCGGCATCCACGGTTTCTCTCCCTTCACATTCTTTTTCCAATTCTCATAAGTCTGTGGTTCCAATCTTTTTTCTTCTGGTTTATATCTTTTCAGTTTGTCAATCAAATCCCGTAGGTCTTGTCCCTTTTGATTCTTCGGATCTAGTTCATCGTCTTTCCCACCCAATACTTTTTTTGCGCTCATTTCTTCTTCTTTTCGAAGCGAGTTCCCTTAAAGGATTCCTCTGCCTCCGCTAGTAGGGCCGCATTTTCTTTTTTCTCTTTGTATTTTTTTACAGCAGACGGCATATTCTTTTCTCTCTCTTTCAGCGCCGCTGCCCCTGCAACATTTTCCTTGAATTTCTTTTCCTCTGCTTCACTCATCTTTCCGCCAGAACCAATTGCCCTGACATCCTCGCTTGTGTATAGAGATTTTTTTATGTCCTTGAACACATTTCCTGTTTCGGATTTGTATATTGGGAATGATTCTCTCTTATCGTTCATCGGAGATCTGTTTCCTGCGAATTTAATATCGCTATCTGCCTTTGGTCTGTAGTTGGGTATTGGAACTATATCTTTACGCCCACCCTGCCTCGGTTTGTATTTGGGAATAGGAATATCAATCGGTTCCTTGAAATTGAAAATCTGTTTAGGTTTTTTCTTATCCACAAACTTTAGTTTCATTGGGACTCCATGAGTTTATGTAAACTTAGTTCCTGCTTCTGTTTCCGTCGCCGTCTTGTAACGAGTTCCGTATCCGCCACCGTTTCCATTTACATTTTCAAGATTAAAGTAAAACAAAATCTAATGCAACAGAGGGAAAAGGTCAAGTACCTTTAACTGAAAAAATCGGGGGGTGGGAGGTAAAGCCATCGCGATGGGGGGGCGTCAATCCCTTGGTGGGGGTACCCCCGCGATCCCCGCAAGAAAAGGGCCCGCAAGAAAAGGGTCCGGATCTCCAGCGCAATCTCCAAGACTGTTAACTGAAGTTAAACTTAACCAACAAGTAGCCGTCCTTGCCGTCCTGTTTTAAATCGAAATACTCAATAAACCCGACTAATCTATCGCCACTTTTATTTATCGCAACTAGGCATTGATCCTCGTCGATTGAGCAAAACTCTATTTGATCAAAGGTCTCGATGTAGTCATCGTGGTTAAAAACGATTGACCTTTTCAGCTCAATTAAATCGAGTAAAGATTTCTCGGGAATAATTTCCTGTTTATCGTGCATAAAACTGAATGCGCTGATTTTTTTATTTTTCATGTTTTTTCCCCTTTTCAAAACCATAACACTATAATGATATTATTTAAAGAATAATGTAAATACTACACCATGGCTCCCCCTCGTGATATATGAAAGCATTTAATACTTTCTTCTTTATATATATAGTCAATTTTTTTTATTTATATTCATATATCAGGACCATGGGCCACTATATAACTTATTCATTATAGTACGAAAAAACCTAACACCTATTATAGACCGATCCCTAACGCTCATTAAATCAATTATAGACCATAACAGGTATTTCTTTCAATAAAACTCACAGGACCAAATTCTCTTATTGACTTGCATCATTGATATTTGGTATTGAAAAGGTCAACTTTAACCAAGGAGACTTTAAATGAAAAACAGTATTTTGATTTTTATCTTATTGACGGCATGTGCGAAAAAAACTGTTAATAATGATCAAGTGGAAAAAACCCCTGCAACGCCGGTTGTTGTAGTGGTTAAGAAGGGACCTGGTCGGACCGACTGCGCCCGACTAATTGTGCGAGCTGACAACAGTTATGTTATGTGCAAATATCGCGGTCAACTTAAAATTGGAGAACAGAAATGAAGACGTTATCAATTGTTTGTGGATCAGTTTTGATTTTTTGTGCCTTAATTGTTTTGCCTTCGTGTGGTTTTATTGCAATTAATAGCAATTTCCATCACACGCCAGGGATCTCAAAACAGGCCGTTAAGACCGTCAAAAAGGTTATTAAGGCAAAAACACCTAAACAGATCAAAAAACCTTTTAAAAGGCCCATTAAGGCCTGTCAATGTCCTATCAATAAAACCATTAATATCACCATTAAGTAGTTTTCCACCGATCAAGGATCGATCGGTGTTTTTTTCAATCCCTATAAAAAATACCTTATTTAAAAATAATGCGATAATGTGCATTATTTTATTGACGCTATATTTAAAACGCTGTATAACAGGCGTTATGTTGACAATTATTTTGATCACACTATTTATTTTAGCAATCTTTTATGAGGGTTCTAATACTCGTATTATTTAATTGACGATATTATTTAAATCATATTAAGGTGATGATATGATCACATCTTTTATTTATTTCTTAGTTTTTATGGCAATCCTTCACCTATTAACAAAAGATTTTTAAAATGAAACATCTCAATTTAATTTTATTGTGCCTAATTTTGATCTTAATGGATTTTATTGCAAGGTTGGTGATCCGGTGAGCTTTTATTTATGTATTGAAAACGGGGATCAATTTATTATTGAGGCCTCAGACTTGGCAACGGCCACCGAGGACGCTGAGTTATATGGTGGATCAGTTATAAGAAAATTGACAATTAAAGAGGTTAAAGAGGTTAAAGAAAAGGGGCATACAGGTGGATAAAAATCAATTTATGATTTCCTGCCTTAAGGATGAAGATTTTGTTGGTGTTACCAATGCTTTAAAATTTGGGGCCGATTTATCATATAAAAATTATTTGGTTATTAAATTGGCACAATATGCGGTTGATAATGGCCATGCTGAGTTTTGTCCCATATTGGTTTATCTAAAGGATTTGAAAGGTGATTAGATGAATTTATTTGAGGTGATGGAATTAGGCCCAATTATTGTTTGTGATGAAGATTTGGGGATCTTAATAACTTATAATGCTTCTTACTTTAATTTATTTATTATTGACGGTGATCGCTTTAAATGCACCGATTGCAGATATGTGGGATTAAGAGAGACCCAAGATATTTGGGATATTGTTAAAGAGGGTGAGAGATATTTAGAAGATGTTTTAAAAGAAATAGAGGATGAAAAATGATTGATAAATTTGATGATATAATTGAAAGTTATATCAATGGCCAATTTAAACAGATGAAAAAACAGATGGATAAAGTTTTGATATCTGAATTTTTAGAAAATGCAGATACTTTATCCCCGTATGAATTAGTTAAACTAATAACCATTTATTTTAAGTTGAAGGAGAGATAAATGAAAAGAACGGATAAGCAAATAATTAATTATTGTGAGAGGATGATAAAAAAATATGATTTTGATAAAGAGTTATTCAGGGAAAAGATTTTAGGTTATTGGATCAAATATGATTTAACTCATAACCAATGCAAGTTTTTAAACGATGTAAAGGATCGGGTAGAAATGCCTGACTGGAATTTAGTAAACTTTAAATGGTAGGGAGATAAAATGAAAATTAGGATCGATATAAATTTAGAAGATCATAATATTGCAATGGCGATTGCCTGTATGGAAATTTCTGGATATAAAAAAATAAATTCTAGGTCTGTTAGGGAATATCTTAAGAGTTATATAAGAAGTTGTGCAGAAGATAACTTGCATTTAATTGATCGTGAGTTTAGAAATCCCGAGCATCATTTCTATGAGATTTATTGTGATGCTAGGGAAAAATTAAAAGGAATCAAATGATTGATTCTTTAGATCATGGAGTGATTATGTTAATAATAGGGACATTGATTTTTTTAGTTTTATTGGCATCGTTCTAACTAACAGGGTAAGAGGGGAATGATGTTAGTAAAAATTAGGGCCTATTTTAGGCCCTTTTTTATTACCCTAAAAAGGGTAAGAAATTTTTTCATTACCCTATTTAGGGTAATTTTATTCCAGGAGTTTTGGATTTATAAAAACCTTTTTTTCATTCCTATGTTTTTCTACCTTAATCATATTTCTTTTTTTAAGTTCATTTATAATAGCGGTTATTTTAGTAAGGGAATTGATTTCCGGTGGCATCATTCTGGCCTTATAAATTGAGTTAATGGTATCCCCATTTTTAATTATGCCATTTTGGAACATGGAGATTACTAGTTTAGCGTCTGAGATTACAGATTCACAAAATGCAAGCCTAACATTTTCGGTATTGAATTCGAGTAATTTAATGGCAGTTTCCAAAGACTTCAAAGAAACTGTAGTAGGGACTACAGGACTTGATATAAACTCATAGAGATATGCCACCCTTACAACTAGGCCAGAATATTTAGACCAGAAGGTTTTGAGTTGCGGTGATTTTTCATTTTCAATTAACTCAATTAATTCCTGCTCATATTTTCTGTATCTAGCGTAAGCGTCGGGATCAAATTTAGCGGTTGTTCCAGGGGTCAAATTATATGCCTGAAAAAATGTTTTGGTGACTTCTTCTGCTAACATTGGATCTATCTCCTCGTCAATCGGTGGATATTTTTTTTTAACGTCATAGACTAGAAAAGACCTTTGGGCAAGACCATCATCAAAACTATTTATAATTCTGGTTACGTGTTTTTGATAGACAGTAGGCTGTATGGCCATAATAAGGGATAGGGCAAGAGATTCGGTGGTTGCCCCGCCTGCGGTTTTGGTTTGATAGTCGTGGCGAGATCCATCCCATGATTGGAGTAGAAATGGCCTAAGATGCTCCCATCCTTTTTTAGACATGGAATCAAATAGGCCTGATCCCTCTAAATGTAGGATTAGGCCACCAGTTACATTTGATTCCGCAACTTGCATCATTTTCTCAGGGGTCATTCCTTGCATAATTGGGTAATAGGGAACGGTAGAATTTTTGATTTGTTTCTCAAGAAAATTTAGCTGTGCCAATTCTTTTTTTATTTCATTAGCAGGCGCATTTCCCTTTTCCATTTTAGTTATTTTTCTTTTAAGTATTTTTATGTCGGCATAAATTGATTCTTTTGCGCTTGCGGATGCTTTGGATGTTTCCTTAGCTTCTTTTATGATAAATTTATTTACTTGATGTAATGGATATAGGGCGAGATCGGATACTGCGGATTTCCTTGATCCTGGCTCTGCAATACAGGTAACCCATATATTTGCAGCTTGAGTATAATTTGCTTTTTTGGGTTTAATGGAAACTTTATTGCCTATTAGGGATGAGATCGCCGCTATTGCCTGAAATAGCATCGGAGCTTCCGCAATGGATGAGTTGGCGGAATTTTTAATTATCCATTCTCTCCAAATGGCAGGGATTAGATCGTGTGTAAACAGAGGTTCCTTTTCTTTAAATTCCTCAATTTCATTCCACTCTCCTTGAGAAAATTCGATGGTTGATTTTGGGACTTCAAGTTCTTCGATTGATGTTTTCTTGGAATTTAAACTCTCCAACATTTTAGCGTAAAATGCTCCTGCATTTATTCTAGCGGATAAGGTTTTAAATCCCTTTGAGCTATCTAAAAAATATGGGTTTAAATGATTTCTTTCCTGGTCGTGTGCCAAAAGTAAATCAACAGCATCGTCTAAAGTAGTTTTTTTCCTGATTAGATCAGAGGTAAATGCCATCATGTCTTTATATCTATGGCCATCTTCTTCATCACTTTCAATCCTAGCCTTTGGCATATTTCTAGGGTCATAATGTTTTTTAACCGCTTCGATATTGGTTGGATCGAATACTGGAAGGGCATCGAGGTCGATATTTAATAATGTTTGGTTGGTAGTCCACCGATAGTTAAATTCCTTGCCGTCAGGATGTTCGCCAACTATTACAGTTTGCTTCCCACCAAAGAAAAACTCCACTTTCCCTATTGTGAGAATCTGTTGAGGTGGATTCCATGGATTAAGCACATCTGGGAAATTAATTCGATAAAATCTAGTAAATCCTTTCCTTCCCCTTTTCTCAACAGGGGAATACTGTAAGAGTTTTATCACTTCGGGGTCGTCGGTGTCACAATCAATGCAACAGATGTTAGATGCAGGCCCTAAACAAAGCCCTATCCCTGTCGGATCGGTGAATTTCTCCCACTCTTTAAGCATTTCCATTGGCGGTAATTTGTTACAATAATCCGACCAGGATTTGATTAGTGGCATTTTCCCTTTAACTGGAATTACTGAAAAACCTTTCTCTCGATATTGTTCTATCAATTCAAACAAACTTGTACCCATCCTTCGATCTCCGCTAAGACCTGTTCAACAGACCTTCCTACAATATGCAAACCAGAGCGTGATTCCCACATTTTCTTAAATGAAATTTGTTCTTTTCTTAATTTCCCTTCGCCTGACTTTACTTCAATCGCAACGACCGACAGAACTTTTCCGATAGGAATACAAACGATGAGATCTGGCCATCCATCGATCCCAATTCTGATCCAATCACCTTGTCTTTGAACCAGACCGGAAAAAAGAGGGAAGAAAATAGCGTCTTTATAAATTTTTTGAACTTCAATTTGAATCCTTTTTAAAAGTATTTGGTGTTCGTGATAACTGCCTTTCATATAAATATCTTATTGATTAAAAAATCAGTATTATGTTTTTCTTCCATGCCATCTAATTCTACTTGGCAAACAACGCCACATTCTCCTAAGTCTAAATCTTCGTGGCGGCCAGACCCTTCCACCAATTCATCTAAGAAAGTTCCTTTAATACAGCTTCGGTTAATCTCCCTCTCAACTTCCGCCATCCTCTTAAAATAATCGGGGAAATCTTTCTTTATTTTTCCCCAATAGCCTTTTCCTCCCTTAACACAGCCAACGCAATTACTGTTGTGGTAGCCTAGTTTATACATTGCAGGGATTTCCATTGGGATCTCTTTAAAGCAATCCTGTTTAGTCATTTTAAGTTCTATTAATGGGAATATGGCCTTAGCTTCGGGATATTGTTCTTGAAATCTAATCGCTCGATTGATTTGCTTATTGTCACATTCAAATCCAAAGATCTGGTAATCATATTCCATTTCTTTTTGGATTTCATATCGCATATCTTTTTTTAAAACTCCGGTACACTTTGCGCCGTAAGCAGAATTGATGAATCGATCTTTTCTAATTACATCAATAACATCGATATACTTTGGATTCTTTTTTTGGATGATTTTAAGACCATACCAATCTTCACAATCTTTAATAAATCTTTGATGGTCGGGATGGTGAGATCCTGTCTCAAAATAGATAGGTAGAACTTCATGTCCCTTATCAATTACTTTCTTAATTGCTACAGCAGAGGTTACTCCACCTGAAAACCATCCTATTATCATAACAAACTTTTAGGAAACCCAATCAGGTTTCCATATTTTTTACATTTATCCGTTCCAAATCTTTTTTTAAGTTCTTGCATTTCCCAGGAAGGTATAAAAATTCTCTTTCTAAGTTTAGTTAGTTTCAACTTTTCGTACTCCCTTACAAATAATTTTTCTTGTTCTTTTTCTTCGTCAACTTCCAATTGAACTAAATCGCCATCGAGGTAGTCAAGCTCCCTTCCTTTCTTTTTTTCTTTGACGTAACCGCAATAAGCACATTCCCCGCTACCTTCGTTTACTCTCCAACATTGTTCGCAAACCCATGACTTTACTTGATTCTTTTTCTTTGCTTTAACAGAGAATGGCTCCCTGATACTATAAGCACCGCCGTGTCGTAGGGAATTGCCAGCGAGATCCAAGATTATACAATCCTTCTTTCCTTCAAAAGGCCTAAGCCCCCTTCCAAGAATCTGTATATGAAGGTTAAGGCTCATGGTAGGTCGAGCAATTATAAGCAAAGACACAAAAGGAATATCAACACCAGTCGTAAGAATCCCCACGCTACAAATAACTTTGAGTTTGCCAGAGAGAAAATCCGAAAGGGTGGAGGTATTCAAATCTTTGGTTTCTGTTGAATTTATTTGGCCCGTGGGGATTCCTGCACCATTAAGTTTATCACAAATTATTTTTGCGTGTTCAATCGAAACTGCGTATAAAATAGCTGATCTATTTTCTCCATATTCCCGATAACATCTAATGATATCCCCAATAACCTGGTTGGTTGAGCAGGCACCAGTTAATTGCTTTTGATTAAACTCTCCCTTTTGGATTTTAACTCCGCTAACATCAATCATGGCAGGAATATAAGTTTTCTCAGGAACTAGAAATCCCATATCTCTCAACTCAAATGGTAAAACTTCTTCAATTACGTTCGTAAAATAATCACTATAAGGATAAGGTGATCCGGTAAATCCTACCACCCTGTGATTCTTATATTGGTTTAGAGCTTCCATGTACTTTTTGCCGGATTCCCTTACATCGTGGGCTTCATCCACTATCACTAAGGTATTTTCTACCTTAGAAAATGGTGCCATTTTCCTAGCATAGAAAGTATCAACAGAAGCTACTTGAACAGGGAGATCAGGATTGTATTTCCAGTGATCTCCCATCATTATTCCATGTGGAACATTTCCTTTCTCTAGGTTTAAAGATGCCTGTTCTACTAAGTGTCTCCTTCGCACTAGAACTAGAACAGGGTTACTCATTGATTGTTCGTAATTGGCAATGGTGGAAAAGATTAAACTCTTTCCACCACCAGTCGCTAGTGAAATCAAATTCTTTTTGTGGAAACAAAAAGAACTATAAAGCTCTCTTGCGAGGTTTTTTTGATACTGTCTTAGTTCCACTTTCCACACTCCCACCAACTAAATCCCTTACAGTCACTTTCCCATTAGTAAATGCTTCTATAGCTAAAGCATATTTAAGGCTAGGAGATCTTCCCTTTACCCAGCCGAAACAAGTTGCTGTATCAGTATCAAGTGCGGTGGCCATATCCCTTTTGGTTATGTCAGGATGCGTTTTAAAGTATTCTTTGAGCGTCATAATAAACTCCTTATTTTGTTATTTACATTTATTAATTCATATTTTATCTTAAATCAACTTAAAAAAGGAGATTCAAATGAATGTTTACCAAAGATTCTTGGAAGTGCAGAGTGAGATCAAAAAATTCCAAGAGGAAAAATTAGAACTAGAAAGACAGATTTACACTAAACACATGAATGAAATTAAAAGAGTTGGGGTTGGAACCGCTACCATTATAGAAGGTGATTATATGGTAAAGGTGGTTACCAGAATGAATTATAAGGTAGATCAAGCGATGGCGGCCACACTTGGTGGAAAAGTATTTAGAGTTACTTACGAGTTAGATAAAAGAGAATTTGATAAGTTGGATGAAGAAGATAAAGGATTGGTAGAAGGTGCCTTGACGACTACTCCCGCTAAACCTAGTTTCACTATCATCAAGGGACAGGAGAATTATGAAAATATTAAATACTAATGATGTTGCCATTAAAAGAGCTGCCATTTTAGTTGTAGGCCCATCGGGAATTGGTAAGACTACTTTGGTAAAAGATCTTCCTGAAAAGGAAACTTTAATCATTTCTATGGAATCAGGACTTCTTTGCCTACAAGGAACTAATTACCCTGTGGTGGAAGTTAGAACCAAAGACGAGTTAAACGAGATTTGTTCTTTCCTGCAAACAAGTAAGTTGTATAAGTATATCTTCATTGATTCTCTAACTGAAATGGGGCAAATGATTTTAGCTGAGTTAAAGCAAGATCCTAAATTGGCAGACCCTAAGAATAGTTTCTTGCTATGGGGAAAATATGCCGAGTTAGTTACTGCCTATGTAAAGTTCTTTAGAGACTTGGATGCTAATGTGATAATGACTTGTTTGGAAGGAAGTGGAGAAGATGGGTTGGAAAAAATATGCACTTTCAATATACCTGGCGCATCGATTAAAGATAATATTAAGTCTTGGCTTGATATTTGTTTGGTATATAAGATATTCCAAAATGACCAAAAAGAAAAAATAAGAAGGTTGGTAACTTCTCAAGAAGAACATAGTTTAGCGAAGGATAGAAGTGGAAAACTTAGGCCATACGAACCGCCTAATTTAAAAGATATTTTTAACAAAATTTTAAAAGGAGAAAACAAATGAAGATGAATTTAAACTTGAGTAACCAAAAACCTGAATCAAGTGGCTTTGACGATCTTATTCCAGAAGGTGACTATGTCGCTGCCTTTTGCAAAGCGGATCTGATTACCACTAAAGCAGGTGGAACAGGACTTAAACTTTCACTTAAAATAGTTCAAGGTGACTTTGAAGGAAAGCAAATATCGGATTTCCTAAACATCAAGAATGCTAACCCCAAGGCAGAACAAATATCTTTAGGCCGTTTACGAAGGATATGTGACCTGACTATTGGCAGACCTGTGTTGACTGATACCGATGAGCTTATGGGAAAAAGAGTTTGTGTTAAGGTAGAGAAAGAAACAAGGGATGGTTACAAGCATAATAAAATCAAATCCTATTATGACTTGGATACTAATGTTGCGGTAAGTTCTCCATCTGCTTATATCAACACACCATCACCCATTGTTCCTTCAAGAGCTAATCCGTGGGACTAAAATCTAGGGCCACGGAGGGCCCTTCTATTAAATCAGGACAGATTTGGTACGATCCGATTATAGATCGGCTAGTGCTACTTGAACATTTTGGATACAAAGATCACATGGTTTTTTATTTTGAAGAAGATAGATGGTGTTATTTACTCGCTGTTTATTTAGATAGATTAATTTACATAGGAGATTTATGAAAATATTAGTTATGTTAATTTTGATTTTTGGTTGCGGTAGAAATGAAGTAGATAATAACCCTGAATCCCCAACATACGGACAAACTTACAGGCGTGGTGGAATATGGCCTTGGAGACATCACAGAAGGAATCATCACCGCAGACACGGCAGGCATTATCTGTTAGATAATTGTGCTACTTTAGAAGGTCAAGAAAAGCTATCCTGTCAGGATGCTATGGAGAATTTAAAATGATACCAGGAATTTTAATGGGACTATTTCTAACTTTTATGCCAACAACAATTTCAGGCCCACACCTGATGTGTAACCAAGGTAAATGCCCAAAGATCGCTTGTTTCATTGGTTGGGAATACCAGGGTTACGATATGAATGGAAGATTATATAAAACGTGCAGGCAATATCCAGAGAGGAAGAAATGACCGCAGATGAAGCTAAGCAAGCACTTAAAGAGGGGAAGAAATTGAAATGCAAATATTGGACATTCGATGGAAAGTTTATTGACACCCTTGGAATGGTAGCTTTCACTACACTGATGTTTAAGGCATATAAAAAGGAATGGGAGATTTTGGAATGAAATTAGAAGTTGGCACTAAAACTATGCTTACAGAAGCATTAAGACAAAGGAGCTTAAATGAGCCTAAAAGGGACTACTTGGGAGTGTCTGCTCTTGGAGACGAATGTTCACGCAAACTTTGGTTTAAATACCATGAAGGAGAAAAAGCGACGAAAGTCGAGCCAAGAATACAGGCAATATTTGATATGGGACACCTTATCGAAAAGTACGTCTTGGATCTCCTTATCTCTACCGGAATGTCCGTATTCGACAAAGATGAAGATGGAAAGCAGTTTGAGGCCTTTTACGGAAGTGTAATAAAAGGACACATCGACGGAGTAATAAAAGGAATACCAGAATCCGATAAACCGCACTTACTAGAAATCAAATCAATGAATGATACCAATTTCTCAAAACTTAGAGAGAATATAGAGCATTCCTTTCCCCATTATTGGGTACAGATGCAATGTTATATGTTCCTGTTTAAGCTAGAACGTGGCCTATTCGTGGCAATGAATAAAGATAACTGCGAGTTCTATACAGAAAGAGTAAAACTAGATCCAATAGTTGCCGAATCTTACCTTAAAAAAGGTGTGGAGATAGTTAATATGGGAATGGCGCCAAGTCCGCATTATCCATCAAAGACTTTTTTTAAATGTAGGTATTGTGAATTTAATGAGCATTGTTGGTCAAAAGACGTCTAATGTTTCTACTGGAGTTTCTTTTAGGATTTTTCCTTCTTTGGTTTTTGTTGTTATCATTCCAGTGGCCTCCTTACCCTTTGCCTCAGGATCTACTGGTAATTGCGCTGGCACTTGTGCTGGTTTTTGGATTGGCTGTCCTGCCTTTAACTTTGCCATAACATCATTGATTGCACTAACCCCTGTAGGCTTCTGTTGTTCTTCAATCTTATTGGC